AACCGTCGCTGACGCTGTTGCTAACGGTGCTGACTACGAAGCTGCTACAACCACATCACTGGGCTTGAGCTACGCTAACTGGGCCGCTTACGCCGCTAGTGCTGCTGTCGTCGGATCTACAACTGGTCCTGCTGATTGGGGTGCTTCTACCGCCAACCCAATCACCGACGTGCTCAACTGGAAGCGTGCCGTTTCCAACCACATCGGTATCCGTCCTAACAGCGCCGTTATCGGTTCCGCTGTGTTCGATCGTCTTCTGACTACAGAAGCCATTCTGGACCGCATTCAGTTCACAACTGCTGACTCCATTGACGTTGACGTGATCGCACGTTACTTCGGTCTTGAGCGTGGCATCCGTGTTGCTGAAGGCCGTAAGCTTGCTTCCGGCTCCGCTGCTCTTGAGCACGTGTTCCCTGAGAACGCCATGATGCTGTTCTACAGCCCTCTTGGTGCTTCTGACTCCGTTATGCCTGCTGGTGGCGCCTCCGCTGCTACACCTGCATTCGCTTACACATACCAGTTGACAGGCACACCTGCTGTCCGTCCTGAGTACTACATCCGTGAGCGTCGCGTTGTCCGCGCCGAAATCACCGTCGAGCGTTCAGTGAACATCACTGGCTTGGGTGCTACTGGCAAGTATGGTTCTGGCTTCTTTATCGCTGACGTGTTCGCTTGATTCGTCCTTACTTTTTTAATACTAGGAGGAATCCCTAATGCCAGTTATCGTACCAATTCCAAAGTCGGCGTTTATCGTCACGATTTCGGAGATGGAGACCATTTGGACAACATTCTCCGGAATTGTCGATACTGCTGAATCCGGCCAGTATGCCAACGGCACTGGTCGCCGCATCTACAAAGTGGTTGGTCCTCGAGCAATCGACGACGTAACACTTTCCGCACCTTATGACCCCGCATTTGCTCACCAAATCGAGCAAATCTGGTCAGACTACAACTGTGAGTTTCTCACAATTACCATTCAGCCAACCACCTGTAACGGTGATGACTCGAATGACACCCCTTACGTCCTCTACGGTTGCCAGCTTCAACAGCTGACCGTCGCAGAAATGGACCGTGAGTCAGGAGACGTCGGTACTATCGAACTCGTCTTCACAGTGAACGACTGGAATTACTCCTGATCGTTAACTTACACACAGCCTCGCTCTCCGGAGTGGGGCTTTTTTACTATCTAAACCAATGAAAGAAACCGAAGCACCAGTAGTAGATAAACATGGCTTTACTTTGAAGCCACAAATCTCTGATAAAGAGTGCATCTTAATTTGTTTGAAAAATGCTCCATGTGGGGTTGACCTGAAACAGGCCGAAAGGTTGATAAGGAAATTAGGGTAAAATTTACTCAAAGCTAATTCTGTGCTGTTAGGAAAGGATGGCGAAAACTAATTTTGGACCGGGAGTGATTGTCACTTCCCAATATTTGAATGGGGCCAGGGAGATCTTTTTTGATGGAGCTGACTTAGACTGGCACTACGCACCTATTAACCGCCTAGATATTCAAAGAGGCGGACAGGACGGACTGGACAATACTTATGTCACTCTAACTACCGAACAAACTTCAGAGACGTTCCCGATTTCTGGAAACAAGAGTTTCTTGGGCACAGTTGAGTTCGGCGCTCCAGTGAACACCACAGCATCCGCTGCGCCTAAGTCTTGGGCTACTAACACTAAGTTTAATGGTGGCGGAACTGCACAGAACTTTGTACTGAAATACGCCAATTTGAAAGACGAGGACTTAGTGACTAAGTACGTCTTACAGAACAGAATTGATAACTTCCCCGCAATTGACGAAGGACGCTTCTGATGCCAGGTTACTCTCCTCTACCGAGAATTGAACTCGACCCGAGGAACGAAGCTGAGCTTGTAAAGGCAGCAGCGCGACGGGTCTACGAAGCTTCCAACTCAACTATTAATGACTTCTCCTCTGGCTCGCCAATCATGGCGTTGCTTGAAGGTCAGGCATTTGCACAGTCAGAATTTCTCCAATTTGCTAACCAGTTTCCTGAGTCTGTCCTCGTTGAGTGGATTGGACCTTTTCTTGGTGCCCAGAGACGCACAGGCTCGGGTGCCACAGTTGACCTGAAATTCACAATTTCTCCGAAAGACCAGCAGTTTGAAGTCTTCGAGGGATACCAAGTTACCACGGACTCAAACCTAACTGGTGGTGAGTCTTTTAAGTTTATTACGACTGAACGTCTAACCATTCCAACTGGTGAAAGTGAAGGCACAGTGCGTGCTATTTCCCTGGAACGTGGGACAATCAATAACGTACCGAAGAACACCATCATCAAGAGCTTGACTTCTCTTGCTGGTGTGGAGAGCATTACCAACCCTGAGCCAGCAACGAACGGGCAGGACCCAGAGACTCTTTCCGAGGTTAAGGAACGGTTCTTCTCTCTCATCCGCCGTCGTAACCCAGTTTCCTCTGAGGACTGGCTCGACTTCTTTACGGACGCACTTGGTCCAGGAACTTCTTGTGTAGTTCGTTCCCGTCAGTCAGAAAGAGACTTCTATCGTTACTCCTCAGACTACGTCACGGCAAACCCTGCTGTTTCGTTCTTTCTTCTAAACCCCAATGGGTCCCCTCTGACTAACGCTCAGAGAGATGCTCTGCAAACACTTATTAAGTGGTCACTGCCGACTGAGTTTCTCGGCCACGTCTATTCAATGGAAGTCGACGAGGTTGACTTTGACCTGAACATTGAGTATGACACCAATAGGCCTTATGCTCAGAACCTGGCGCAGTTGTCTCAGACTATTAGGAACAACCTATACACCATTATGACACCCAATGCGGTGTTCCCTGTTGAGCATGACTTGAGAGTTGCTGATGTTGAGTCTGCACTTTCTGGTTCATTCCCACTTACTCTAGGAATTCAAGACCGGTACACAGACCCAGTGGTGAAAGACCTGAAGTCTTACTTCACACCGCAGAACGTGTCTCAGTCTGCTTTCCTTAATGCGCACACTGCACCGTTTGTTACTGGACCTCGTGTAAAGGAAGATGACTTGGTAGTCGACTATGGTGACAAACTGTTTGAGTGCTACCGTGCTACCGAGGACTTTGACCCGACCACAAATGACAAGACATACAATGTTAATGTCGGCAACCTGACTCTCACTCTCATCAAAACTCTGACTCCTGGGCCGTACCAAGCAGGAGATGTGTTTGTTGGTGAAATTGGTGATTTCTACGTTGTCCTAACTGACTTTACATTCTCCAGCCGAGCCACTATCGGACAGTTGATTCAAAACGGTTTTATTGCCTCGAAAGAAGTAATCACTGAATGGGCTGGCAAACTTTCACCGTTTGACGAGAACGGAAACTATAACCCGGACTTGGTCATGTTTGACCAAGAAGACACAGCAACAGTGGTTGCGTACCCTTCTAACCCAGTTGACCTTCCTAAGTCGTCACGTCCTGGTGCTCCGATTTATGTCGTTGCTCAAGAGTTTGAGGTAAGCACCGGAGTTACCACAGTTGGTGGAGCGAAGACCGCTGGGCTTATTGAAAATAAGATGTCGGTTGTGCGTCTACTAGAAGACGGAATGGCCTATAGTGCTGGCTCCTATGTTAAGACTCCTAACCCTGCTGAGCTGTCTGCAGGTTCGATTAACACTGACACCTGCTACTTGACATCAGCAGACGGGGCATCCCGTATTGTTGCCAAAGTAGAGCAAGACTTCTTCTTTGTTTTGGATGGGGAAGACTACAGTTCTGCTACGCAAAACCTCCTTGAGAATCAAGTTATCAAACAAGTTGCAGTCGTACCGTTTATCGACTGCCGTGGTGTTGCTACGTTCTCTGCGGAACCTTTTAGGTACAACGCTCGGTTCTCAACCGGTGAGTACCTCCGGTACCGCGAAAAAGGTGGATTTGATGCCAAGCAACTGGAAGATTGTGTAAGGTTGAACCGTTCCTGTGAGAATTTAACTGGGACCTGCAAATTCCTAATCGAAGAAAACCTCCCTGTTCCCAGGTACTTCATCTCCCTCAGTGACTTCACACCTAACTCAACCAACGTTCAAGAAATGCTTGACAATGGTTTGATCTCCGAGGTGAGCAATGAGCTGTTCTACTCAGACTACCATATTCTAGTCTCAGACAACGAGAAAGTATACTCGTCCACAATAACGACACAGCTTGTCGAGAGTGGTCAGGTGAAAGACGCACTTTTACTTGAAAAAGGACGGACTGTTGAAGTTCTCTCTCCAACGGGCATTGAGCGTGGAGTGTACGAGTGGAATGGTCAGGAGTGGGCAAAATTAATGCCGTCACTGCCTACCTACCGCGACATGTTCCGGTTCTCTCCA